GGAATGATTTTTCTCCTTTTATATATTTAAAACACATTTTTCTACTAAATTTAATGGCATAATTGCACATTTTTCTCTTATATTTTAAAAACTTTTGAACGTTTTTCTTATTTTCGATTTATTTTATACTATATATTCTCCTTTGGACTTTTAGAAAAAGTGCGATTGCGAAACATTCAGTACACCATGAGACATTGCTAGCAAAAGCCCCTTATAAGGCTCTAGCTGAGCAGTTGGTTATGGTTTTTTCAGGTGCAGAAGGATTCTTAGGCATTTTAATTTCAATCAGGTAAAGTGTATTTCCTTGTGCCATCAAAAGGTATATCTCTTTCTAGTTGTTATCTTTATTATAATATTAATGTCTGCAAAAAACTGACAATATCCCTAATTTACTATCAATACTCTGTTTCTTCAGCGACGTGAAAATTTCGTTAAGCAAATGAGTTTTCTCTGTAGATGTTTTTTGTATCTATTTCTGCTCCTTTCGTACGGAAATCCTCAATGATTATGCTTCACTCATCTGCAGTTCTGCACAACATATCTATTTGCCAATTTTTACACATCGTCTACCCTTTATTAATCTACATTTTGTATCATTGACCTTTCTATAAAGTTGATGTACACTATATATGCGAACACTAGTTCATAAAGTTATTCGCTAAATAATCATAGAAAGGAGATGATAATATGAGTACTCCTATTAAGCCAGGTACTGATAATAAACCTGCTGGGACTTACCATGAAACCGGTGTAAACGGTCAAATTCTTAAAACAGGCAGAACCGTTCACATTGACCAGGGCGATAGATTGCCTCCAACACAAAAGCCTGGTCGTGGTTGGAAAAAGTAAGTTCATGTAAATGCCGTTGTTCCGCAACGGTATTTATATTTCAACTTTTGCTAAAAGCAAATTGCAATATCAAATATATTTCTTTAAATCAACTTTAAGCATATTTTTTGCCAGCTAATATGCCCTATATCTTATAAACATACGTTATTTCAGCGAAAAATAATGTTATAGCCTTAATCTTTGCATCCGTTCCTATTGCTGGCCCTTAGAACTTCTAACCTATAACCCCATATTTAAGACATAAATCGTGTACAGAAAATTTGGCACACCTTTACCCAAAATAAAATCCCAGGAATTACTACCTGGGTCTTGAATTCACGTTCGGGCTGTAACTGCTCTGATTTCAACAAGTTTCATCAATCGCAGACATCCCTAGCGAAAAAGCTGCCTCGCCGCTCTGGTTAATCCAGTCGCGGGGCAGCTTGTTTTGGTGGAGATGGCGAGAGTAATTTTGTAGTTTTTCTTATTTTTGTTTGCATTCACAAACGCTCATTTTCCAACGTTTTCATATTCACTTCTTTATATTTGAACATGTAATATTTACAAAAAACGTGTACAAATCGTGTACGGATTCCTCATTTATAGCAATAAAAAAAGAGGGCAAACGCCCTCTTATCTGTAGTATTTTGCAAGTTCGTTTTGCACGTCCTCATAGCGAACGCCTGCAGCTGTAACTGCCTTTACTCTATCATTTCCGGTACCCCAGTTTTGACCATATCCATACCAAATTTGATGTGCGATTTCTGCTGCCGTCAGGCTTGTATTTGAGCCTGTCTTTTTGATATGACTTGGCAGCATTGCTGCTGTTACAACTCCACCTCTGCCGATAACGATGCGATTTGCATTTGACACCTCGATTACCTCATACTCGCCACTTACAGCAAGCCCTGTGCCGTTGACATCGATAGGATTTGTCACGACAACCTTGTCGCCCACTGCAAATGTGTCGCTTGGAGTAGCAGCCGGTGCAGTCTGTGGAGCTGGTGCCGTATCTGATAGGTTTGTGTGATTAAAGCCTTTTGACTTTATCAAAGTTGGATAGTCAATGTTGGCTACATTAACATCCACGCGTCCTGATACGCCAGCAACACTACCATCAGAGCTATACTGCCACATGCCACATTCGTAGCTTGGTGCACTTGTTCCCCACTGTGCAAGCCACAGATCATACTGCTTTACCGCATCAAAATCAATCCTTGATTGTATATAGTCAGGATTGAGGTAGTTTGACACGTAGTAGCCATACTCTTCCATGCGTTTGCAAAATGCATCAATGATAGCGGTATTTAGTGCTGTACTTGGCGCTACCCCGCTGTCACGCATATAGCGTTCTGAGTCGTATTCAAAATCGCAAGCTACCGGCATGTCAAATGTGCCTTTATATCTTTCGAGTAATCCTGCAAATACATCTGCATTTGCTTTCGCTTGCTCCTCGTTCAGGGCATATATAAACCAATACGCACCAACATGCAAGCCTGCTGCTTTTGCTCTTTCTACATTCTGCGAAAATCTCTCGTCTTCATATCCGTAGCCGTAGCCAGCTCTGACCATGACAAAGTCGATTCCACTTGCCTTGACCTGGTTATAGTCTATGCTGCCGTTGTGACTTGATACGTCAATTCCTTTCATTTTGCCTCCTTATTTTTCTAAGTCTTTGAAGTCCTTGACTTCCTCAGTTTTATCTAATTTTAACAGTTGCTTAAACATTTGATGCAGTCCTGTGCTTGCAAGACCGCTAATTGCACCTCCAACAATCACTTCTAATGTAATTGACCATGTGCTTATGCACCCCAGCAATGCGCCCACGATTGCCAACGTTGTTGGAATGTACTTGTTGTCCGAAGGCAAGTACATTTTCATCAGATATCCGATGATCAAGCACGCCACGAGAACAAGTGGCATAATAAGTTTTAATATAAATTCAAGATTCATAGTTTACCTCCTTCTTGAATAAAAAAAACGGCATTTAAGCCGCAACGATTAACTATTTATTATCTTTAAGCGGTAACCGTTTTACCTCATTTATCACCTTTTCGGCAGTACCATTGCCACCCAGTTTTTTGTACGGTATATAAAGATAATCTACAAGATTTTCGTATTCATCTCTGGTTATAAAGCCTCGCTTGATGTAAGACTCTCCAAGATAGCAAATGCGATCATGTCCGAGCCCACGCATCATTATTGCATAATCACTCTTACGCTCAAGTACTCGCTGTACAATCATGCTTATAAAGCTCCAAAGCCCCGTCGAAGCAAATACCGCTATTATTATTGCTTTTTCCATATGCCCTCCTATTTCCACTTACCTATCGCGTAGATTTGTAAGTTGTTTATCCCTGCTCCTGCGCCTTGACTTCCTGCTGCCATCAGTCTTACGTTTTCTTTAGTGCTCGTGGTTTGACAAGCACCGGTATATCCTGAACCGATGGTCACGGAAGCTGTCACGAAAGGCGTGCTGATAAAATAATTTTTAGGGAAATTAAAAGTCTTACTACTCCACAGCATTCCATTCCACTGTCCTGTGCTCCAGCTTGACGATGTATCGGTGTCTGCAAGTTTTAGTAGCTCAAGTTTGCCACCTTTCCATTTTGTATACTGCCAGCCCTCTACAGTCCCCGTCGCTAAAACATAATCCTGAGCTCTGCCACCTCCGTTATAAAGTTCGTTGATTGCATCTGCAAGATTTCTTGCACTTGTTTTTAGTATGTTGACATTTCCCATGTCATCTTTAACGCTTTTTATCTGATCTGCATACTTTTCGTCAGTTGCCTTAATCTCTTGCTTGAGGTCCTGGGCAAGCGTGCCTGATAGCGCCGAATTAACTGTTCCAAAACTATCCTTGAGCTGTAGCCATAGATTATCAAATAAACCGCGATACTCAACTGCCGGAACGACCCAACCACAAAGGTTTGAGTCCATTCTTGTATCAGAGATATTGACTGATTCGATTGCGGTTGTACGAGCTGGAATATAAACATCAGCGATTGCTAGTTCGTAATAGTTTGATTCACGGATTAAATCCTGGGCAACAGGATTTGTTGCAGCAACGCCCTCTTTGAGGTAAATGTCGATGTCTCGCCTATCCTCTGCAGTATCAAACCTCAAAACGATTCTGTCGATACGAGGTAGGCTCGATGCCGGAGATAGTGTGATTTGTCTATTGTTACTCTCTTTAAAGACTGCACCCTCGATGATTGCTCCTCCTGGCTTTACATTGACAGTCATGCCTCCGTGTGCTGTGACCATCAGCCCATCGATTGGGTTAATAAACACGCCGTTTCCCCAGCACAATTTATTAAAATCTCTCTCATCCTGGGCTGTGATTGCTCTGTCCCACTCATTGCCGATTATTTTTTTTGATTCAAATGGAAAACTCTTTGCCATATTATACGTCCACCTTTCTGTATACTTGTCTGTTTGGAGTGCCAAAGACAAGTTCTATATCTACTTTATTTTTTGCATGCACTTCGCGAACCTCAACGAGTCTAGAAGTAAATTCTTTTTGTATCGAGTCAATATTTATCGTACAGATATCCCCGAGGTCATAGTCTTTGAGGTAGTAAAAACGATGCTGCAATACATCTACCGAGATAGTTTCTTGCTTGTAATTGTTCAACATCTCAAGCTTTGCTGCATCTCTCATCTTTGACCTTATAAGTGACTCGTTCTCGCTCTTAATCTCAACACCGCTGATGCTTGCGTTAAAAACTTTGAGCGGCACACAATGCCCGAGATTGCTTGGCACATTGCTATCAAACTGCACGTATTCATGTATTGCTCTGACCTTTTTACCGTCCTTCCAATAACTGTGGACCTCGTTTGACGTACTGAAGTCATCTGGGATTTCCTGACTTGCCAAAAAGCCACTGTATATGCCACTTTCGTCACATGCGTATTCGCACTTTGAAATGTTGCCCCAAGCTTCTCCAAAAAAGACATCGTCTCGCAAATCGCGTCCCTTTTGAACGTGCAGCTCAATGCCTAGAAGTGGTTTGCCCGGTTCCTCTTTTGCCGAGAAAATCGGTCTGCAAATGAGTGTATATCCTGCAGACCTTAAGGCTTTCCGCATCGCAGAACCTGTGCTCTCACCGAGTTCTGCGCTTATAGATAGCTCGTTTGGTACATCACTATCTGCACTGAGCCTTGCGCCGTTAACAGTGCCTCCTGCCACATTCCAATGTGGTTCGCCGCCTACATCTCCTGGTTCGTAATACTTGTCGCTCACTGTCTCAAGCAACCACTGTTTAATTCTTTTCTTGACCTCAGCTTTACCCTTAAACGTTACGGTTGAGATTGGTATCGTATAAGCACTCCAATCAAGCACTTTATCGATAAAAAAGCCCGACAGCGTCACAAATTCGCCGTTGTTCTTCTCCTCGTAAACAACTTTTTGTATCATCGCAGTTTCCGAACGCCCAACGCACTGGATGTACTTTACGTCCGGATCATAATCTTTAGCTGCCATGTATAGTACAAATGACCCGCACTCATAATATTTCCTACTCCATTGCAGTTCGATGAAGTCAACCATTTTGAGCTCTTCGCCGAATTTATTTAGACACTTGATCATTTACACACCTCCGTATCTTCCCGTAAAGCTTACTTCGGCAGTAAATGCTGTGTTACCGTCTTTGGATATTTTGATTTGATTGTCTCCATATCCTAATACTATCTGCATGAGGTCTCTAGCGTCAAAATCGCTGTATGGCACGTCTTTACCATTCTTTTTGACCGTTCGCTTGTCGCAGTCAATAACGAGGACGTCAGCCGCACTTAAGACCGTTTTCACGCTAGTCTTAATGTCACCCATCTCGATGTCGATGCCAGGAACATACCCTGTAGCCTTTATCGTAATAACGACCGGAGCTGGCTCACTGCCGAGATAATTGATTACCTTTGTGTCGGTCTTAGTTATTTCACCAAAAACAAGCTTTCCCGCATCTCCTATATAAGTCCTTGTCCAGTGCCACATAGGAGTCACAGAGCTAAAGCTTGTCGTTTTTTTGCTGTCTCCAAATAGATCAGCATGAGGGGACTGGAATAACAGCTCAAGATTAGGCTTGCGATAAACATTTCTCGATGGATAGCTTGCTGCTTTGATAATGCAATCTTTTGCTATTTTCGTGATTCCCGCATATGTGATATACAAATCATAAGTATGGTTCGCGTTGTGAAATCCGATTACTTCCGCTCTTAAGCTATCATTAGATCCGTTAATTCTTGCTGTCAATGTAATCTGTCGTCCGTGCTTTCTTATGCCGGTGATAATGTCACCGTGGCCAAACCCTCTCGCCTCTGAAAATACCTCAATTTCGGGAAAGTCAACGCCTTCAAGTGTCAACATTTTCCAACCATTTTTGTTATAACTAAATCGGAGGCCATCACTTCTGACCGCCTCCACGTTTACTTGTTTACTCATATGTTACCTGCCAATCCAAATTTTACCGCCTCACTTCTCAGCACCCTTGCATGCTCGCCCGGAGTCTCAACTGGCTGATTGATGTTAATGGTTTGCATCACAGTTGTCTCTCCTGCAGCCACGCCATTACGACCAATCTGATTGTATCTTGCTCCAGGAGGCAATGTTATTGCGTCTCGTTTTAACCTTGCTCCATTATATCCACCGTTTACAGTTAAGTCAGCCTCAACTCCTTGCATATCGCTCGCGAAACGGTCTTTTACGCTGCTCGTAAAGTCTGATACGACGCCAAGTGCATACGCGGTCTTTCTCGTGATACCATTAGCAATACCGTAGATCAGATTGTTACCAATGTCCTTTTCGCCCCACCGTGATGGAGATTTGATACCAAAAAAGGACTTTATTTTGCTCTTTACTTTGCCAAAAAAACCACCAATCATATTCATAAGCCATCCAAACTTATCGTTAATTCCGTTCCAAAATCCGCTTATGATTTGACCACCTATTGATACAAACTTGCCAGGCAAACTCTTGATACCATTAACGATACTCCTTACAAAATCAGCCATTCCGCTTACAGCTCGGCCAACTAAATCTGCAACCCACGCAACCACCTTCGCAATGACTTGCGCTAAATATATGGCAATCCGGATAGGCAAAGTCTCCCACCATATCAAAAAGTCTATTGCTTTTGATATAAAAGTTCTGATGCCATTCGGGAGAGTTTCGGTAAAAAATGTCACAATTCCCATTACCACAGATGTAACAAAATTCTTGATACCGGTCCACAGATTTATCCAAAACGCTCTGAATCCTTCAGACGTTTTCCACAAATAGATAAAACCGCCCACAAGCGCCGCAATCGCCATTATGATTAGCATAACAGGATTCACAGACATAGCCGCATTTAACAGAATTTGAGCTGCTGTTACGGCCGTCATGACTGCTTTATAAGCGACAAAAGCAGATACAAGCATAACAATTATGATTTTAAATCTGTCAAAATTGCGGATTATCGCACTCAATATAGATGTTATCGGACGCAATAGAGGTACCGCATCACCAAGTTTTCTTAAACCTTTAATGACTGCTGGAACCAAGCTTTTTGCAAACGCCTTGCCGAGGCTTTGCGCAACGATTTTGATTCGAGGGATAAGATTCCCGAGAAAGATTGCGACAGAATCAGCAAGATTTTTCATCGCCTTATCGACATCGCCACCGCCCGCAAATGCTGTGAGAAGGTTTGCCCACGCAGCCTTCATTTGATTCGCACTGCCCTCAATAGTTGAGTTTGCTTCCCTTGCGGTTGTACCAGCAATCCCCATGTGGTCCTGTACAACACTTATGGCATTAACAATATTTCCGAAACTTATACTATTTTCATCAACGGTTATTCCGAGCTTCTTCTGCACGTCTTTCATTTTTGAAGCATCTTTAATAAGACGCTCCATTTCCTCTTTAGTACCACCATAGCCGAGCTTGAGATTGTCCAGCATAGTATAGTTTTGCTTAGCAAAGCCTTGATATGCAAATTGTATCGACTCAATAGATGTTCCCATTTTATTTGCATTGTCTGACATATCAGTAACTGCTCTATTTGCGTACTCAGCAGACTTTTTCGTATCTCCGTCAAGCGATTGCAATAGCGATGCACTAAAGCTCGTTACTGTCTCCATGTACTTATTAGCACTCATGCCCGCTGTTTTGTATGCATTATCTGCATACGCCATGACTTCTTTGCTGTTCTTCTTAAACAAAGTCTCTACGCCACCCACGAGCTGTTCGTATTGCGCAAATGACTTTATAGCCAAAGTTCCAAGACCAACTGCGGTCGTTACAAGTGCGGCACCTATCATCGCTGCACCTCTGCTCACGCTCCCAGAAAGACTGTCAACACCTTTATCTACACCTGTCGTATCAAGCAGGGTTTTTATCTCTAAAACATTTTCATTCATTTACTATCCCCACTCTTCATTAAACTTGCGATACTGTTCTTCTTCCTCTTCCGTAAGTACCGTCGGAAGCTCCCACGCGTTTCGCTGTTCCCTAAACTCTTTATCGGTTGACGCTCTAAATCCTATAACTTGGCCAAGCAGTGTCTTATCCGTGATGCCTTTTAACAGAGCCTTAAATTTGTGCCAGTGTAGGTCAATTTCGAGAATATCTATTCCGTACTGCTGTAAAAAAGCGCTATAAATAAGTTCTGCATCAATGTCAAAGTCTAATGTATCGACCCCTGAATCACTTTGCTTTGGTACCGGACAAGGATTAGTGTAAAATTCGACGAGCGCCAAAAAAATCTCGTTAGGTACGCCCCAGCCTCCTTCGACCTGAACACAAGGTGAATTGCCTTTAAATAAAGGTCTGAAATCAGTACACTTATGAAAGTTCAGCCAGTATCTGTAGTCTGTGTTTAAAAAAAAACGCCTCCCACGAACCTCAATTGAGTCGGGGAGACGATTTGTTAAAGTTAGCATTATTTAAGCTTCGCAATCTTGTCCACGCTCTGCGCTACGTTCTCGATAACGTCAAGCGCAGGTGAATTTAATTGCTCTGCCTCTCTTTGTCTTTGATGCTCGCGGACTCTCTGCAGATAAGCATCAACGATGGAGTTGTAGCAGATTGTTAGGGTCTGCAAATCAACATCATCCACCTTTTTTGCGTCAAGAACTACTGCTAAATTATCCTTGCCCAAAAGCTCTGAGCAAAATTCAAACTGCTTACGATAGCACTCAACCCCCTTGTTTGCGACGCTCAAATTCCCAATCTCGTCCATTTTTTTCTGCACCGCCAAGGTTTTCTTAGGAAGGACGTATTCGGCTCCATCCCATATTAAAATATCTGCCATATCATTACTCCTTTATTACTGTCCTTTAGTGAATGTTGGAACGCCAGCCTGAAGCTTTGCTGTTCCTTTTTCGACTGTGCCACCAAATGGCAAGTCAAAGGTAATCGTGCCTTCGACTGCATTCATTGAATCGATGCTTAGTGTTGCCTCTGTGAGCCACGCTTTATTTGCACCAGCCTTTTCGTCAAAGATGAACACGATCATTGCCTCGACTTTCGCATCTGCTCCGGTTGCAAGTCCATAGAACTTATCCCAAACAAAATCAAAGTCCGGCTCGCCTTTATACATCGTGAGTGGCATTCCGTCAATGCCGGGCTTGTAGCTTTCGAGCTCCGTGGTTGGTGACTCATCTGAGATGTAGTCGTAGTCCTGCTTTTGTGGATCAAGTTTAATCTCAAGCTTTGTAGCTTTCTTTATTCTAATCCACTTGGGAGAGTCTTTTGTTCCTGTATTGATAAACAGTGCGATCATGTGTTTTTTAACACGCTTAACCTGTTCTGCCATTTTACCTTTCCTTTCTGTAAGTTATCCCTACACTAATCTGATAGACGGCTTGCTCGCCGTCTGTTTCTTGCATATAAAATGAGCTTGCGACCTTTATCTCCTCAATGTTATACCCTTTCGGATAATTTGACTTGAGATTTTGTTCCTCGATCCATTGTTCAAATTGTTCCAGGACCGCTTGATTCGATACCCTGTCGCGCTCTTCCTGAGCCTCTTGCCTTGCAACGATATAAAAATAGTCAGTACACAATGTGCTGCCATCTATATAGTCGACTGTTTCGTTTGTCGGTTGCTTGTATATGCCCAAGCTTTCCGCTTCAGCTCTCAATCTATCTGTGTCAAAATCATCGCAGAGAGTGAGACCAGGACATCCCCTCATCCATTTTTTAATCGATTCTGATAATGTCACCGTCAATCACTTCCTTTCGCCATGATTTTTTTTGCGCCACGTGCTATCGCAGCAGCACCTCCCGCTTTCTTCATTCGTTCAAACCAATAGTTTCCACGCTTAGGCGCTCCTTGAAATTGGGCTGGCATGTAATACCATCTCCGGGCATAAGGTGCTACATATCTTACTGTACCACTACCTATGACCGTACCAATTTGTCCGCTTTTTATAAGGTCGCTTTTATCCTGTGGGACATACGGTACGCAGCGCCTCAGCACTTCCGAGTCTATAAACATCTGCACCTTCCCTTGCTTTTCAACAAAGAATCGACGCTTTATGTCCTCGCTGCTCTGTAGCTTTAATCTCAAGCTTACATGCTTCATTACGCACCTATCACCTTCCAGTTCTTCAAATGATCTCGGTTTGTGTTATCTGATAATGATTTCAGAGTAACTACATCCGAATAATCTCGCTTTAGGTCTTTCACCCTATAGCTATCACCTATTTGTTTGTCGCACTCTCCCAAGACAGCTACGCTTAGGTTTGACGCAGTTTCGATTGTCCAATGACTCAATCTGTCACTGGATGATAAAAACTCTTTATACGGCAAATATAGGGCTCTATGTGGGATGGTGATTGAGACGGTATCAACAATGTTCAGCTTTCCGTCTATATTGACGGATTGAACCCTCTTACGTTTCCACATTACTCTTTTTAAGACTTTTCTATGCCATTTTTCAGCGCCGTTATCCTTGTAGTAAATATAGATTGTTATTGTGTCTGTGAAAATCATTACATACACCCCATCAATCCCGTGCCGGACAAGATGTCAAAGATAGTGCTTTTTAGCTCAGACTCGCGGTCTTTAGCTGACGCATACGTCTCAGAGTATCCGTCATTCGACACAGATACAACGCCATCATTCGCGTTCTGGCTGACAAGAAAATGGATAATGTGAATAATAGCGGATTTTACTTGTTCATATCGATAATCAGCTTCTGATGTCACCTCATCAATTCGTCTTGCCGTCCAACCCCGGAGCAATCCTTTTGCTCTCTCAAAAAGACGCTGATATTCTGCCTCTTCCTTGATATCTATGTAAATGACTTGATACTCTTTTAACGTAACGTCTATCATCGCTATTTACTACCTTTCTTGTCCTCTTTCGTCTCATCAAGAACATTTGTAGCTACAGCATCCGAGACGATCTCGTCAGCTGTAGTAGTGTTCTCATCTGTCTTAACCTTTGCAACGCTCTCATTCGCGAGAACCTCCTCGTCAAAGATTTCAAGACCTACAATTCTACCCATTGTTTACCTCCTATGCTTTATACATTCCTGCGATACCACTTAGCTTATTCTCGTAAGCGTCAGCTATACCGACCTCGCGGAAGTTGAACTGCCATCCGTCAGCATCCTTGTTGTCGTCTGGAGAAATCGCCTTATTGACGTTCCTCTTCTGGAACTGGATTACTGCAGAAGGTTCAACGATAAGGAAGTCAAGAGCTTTGCCTGCTGCTGCCTTCTTGAAGCCACCCTTCTCCTGTCCGCCCGTCTTACCATCAAGCTGCTCGATTGCGGTATAGAATCTGCCTGATGGCACGCTCTGAACCTTTGCGAACATTCCGATAATCTCCTTTGACTTTGTAGTGTCAAGGTCACGAATTAGACCAAGTACAGTCGGTGATGCAAAAAGGATTCTTCCGTCCTGTGTAACCTCATTGTCGGTCATATCGTCGAACACCTTGGCAATCGCCTTGATAGCTGATGCACCATCTGTGATAGTGGTTGCCTTAATGCTTGAATCTGCTTTCTTGCAATAAGTCGCGATTCTGAACGCATCAAGCTCCGGAATAACTTTTCTACGTAGGAACTCCGATGAAAGCTTACTGAATGCTATCCCCGCTGTATCGATGTCGTCAACTGCATCAACGAGGAACTTACGACCTCTATCGAAGTTGCACTTAACAGTCTCGTTCTTAAACTCAACTCCGCCCATTGTGTACCCTGCAGAACGGTCATAGTCTGCAAGACCGTCCATGTCAATCTTAGGGATGATAAGCTCGTCTGCATTAGCTCCCTGCTGTGCGAGCTCTGGAGCGCCGTCAAGAATTGCCGTGCATGATGCATTCTTGTAAACCTCGTCAAGAAGTTTAACGTAAACTTTAAATTTTGAAATCTGATTTGCCATTGTTTAATTTTCCTTTCCTTTTGGTCCGAGACCCATTACAGCTCTTGCCGTTGCTTCTGCTTCGTTAGTGCCTCCAACACCTCCAGCAGCATTCCCCGAAGTGTCTACCTTTGCGCCTGTAGGATTAGCTTCTGCGTTCCCAAACAGGAACGATGTGTCCTCAGCTTCCTTTAGCGCGTTGATTGCTGCTTCGATGTCGCTCGAACGATCCTTGCTTGCTCTCAGCTCATCAAGTTTGAGTTCTGCCCTTATACTTGCAGTTCTGCGACCGCCTGCCTTTGTGATGGCCTCGTCTAGCAGTTTATCAAACTCTGCGCCCTCCAGCTTGTTCTGCATCTCCTCAAGTTCCTTCTTATGGTCAGCAGCCTTAGTGTCCGCAGCAGCCTTAAGCTCATCAATCTGCTTTTGCAAAGCTTCCTTATCACCGGCAGCGTCCTGCAGGGCTTTGATGTTCTTTGCTTGCTCGTCAAAATCAGCTTTAACCTTATCGTACTGGTCTGCTTTGTCCTTTACAGGATCTAGTTCTGCGTGATGTGCGTTTAGTATCTTTGTGATAATCTCATCGTCTGTGATACCAAATTGCTTTAGTGAGTCTCTTGTAAATGCCATTGTAATAGTTTCCTTTCTGTTTTACGTCCTGCGAGTGCTTACGCTTGGACTACCGTTCTTGTCCTGTTTTACGTCGGATGAACAAACGACAATAAAAAAACATCGCTTGCTTGCGATGTTTAATAACGTATTTAGTTATAAAAAAGACGCGGAGCCCGAAGGACATCCGCGTACGTTCCATTTTTAACAGCTTAGGTGGGACCCGCGGTCGCCCACATTTCTCGGCCCACCATTTCTGGTGGCGCGTTGGAGCGGGATACTTTTCAACCTCTAAGCTGTTTTCTTATTTTTATTATATGACAACTACTCTCTTATGTCAAATAATTTGCCCTCTCTTTTTAGTTTCCTTAGCTTTCGTTCTCCCATTTTGTGAAAATGAATGACATATGACTCACCACGTTTCACGAAAATACATTCCATATATCGCCTCTTCTCCGGCAACTCTTTAAATAGCATTAACGAATTTTCATGCCTGCTAGAATTATCCGCATAATAGTCAGGAGACTTCAATGTATCTTCAATAAACAAAAACTCATCTCTAGTCATCTCGTGCCCATGCTTATTTATAATTCTTTTTAGAGACCTTCCCTCAATGTATACGTCTGAGCCATCTAGCAAAGGATTTTCTTCCACCCTTGACAATTTTCCCATATTAAATTTATCTAATTCATTGAATTTTATCGTTCCTGAATTATAAAAGTCTGATATAGTGTCTTTTAAATCATCAATATTTTTATCTTTAATAGTCTTTATATACTCAAAATCTCTCTTGTAGCCTTTAACATAAAGCCTATTAAGGTTCTGCTTGAGTCCTGCCTTTTCACAAAATCGTGCATACTGCTGTTCCTTTGCTGTGATGGCAGCAGTCCTATTCTGTCCGCCTAGATGCTGTCTTTTGAACTCCCTAAGTTCTCTTTCAAGTCTGCGCTGGTGTTGCGTTGCCTGGTAGTACGTATATGTCTTGCCATCAACCTTAACCGGAGCAGGTTCCTTTTCCATTGGCGTTGGGTCTGAAATTCCTACAATAAACGGATAAAACGTATGCTTGCAATTATACCCACAAAGGCCTGCTGGATCGTGCGGGTACCCAGTGGCTGCTTCAAGGCTTAATATCTTATATCCTAGTCGCTTGCTTTCCTTCGGATACGCCTTTCCGCTTATGCTGTAGACTTTTCCCTGCCACCCTGCGTGGTTTGCGTGACCGTCTCCGTCTCGTGCACCGCCGTGGGATGAAACCTCGACTAAATCCGTTCCAAGCTGTTCTGCGTTACTCATCGATATATCTGCTGCCATTTGATTTAACGTCGTTCTAACAGCCAAGTGTGCAGCCACGTCTATGCCTCTTGTTACACCTGATGCGTAGTTCACATACCTGAGCCCACTTTTTTCAAGGTCCGAAACGACCTGTTCGACCGCTTGCTCAGATGAGAACGCACCGCTCGCGACATTTATAACCGCCTTATCCATTGAGTGATTAAACACCCGATTAACCGAAACAGGTGCTCCAGTGAATTTAAATCCAGTAGAATGAGTCAATGTTTTCAATTCATGTTCCAATCGCTTCGAGCTCTCTGCAGCGATTTGTTTGAGTGCGGGGCTTGATTTCAAGTTTTGACCTTTTGACTTCCAAAAAGCTACATCATTCGCAAACGACATGTCGCCAGCTCTTCCGACAATCTTGTCACCATGGGCTTGAGCCGAATCCACGGTCTCTCTAATTCGCTCTCTAACAAGTTTTTTGTGTTCGAGAGTATTTTTGTTCAGCATATCAACAAAATCCTTGTCGGCATGTAAATCTTTAAGTACGCGTGCTTGTATGTCTCGAGGGCTATATCCGAGCGACTCAAGAGCCTTAGCTTGAAGCTCAGCAGTTTCTGTCCAGCGCTTTTCTTTGCGCAATCTTCGAGCTATGTCCTGGATTGTATCTTGCTCAAGGTCCTGAAACATAGGTATTATCTCAGCACTTAATTGCTCTTTTTGATAGTCGGATAGCATAACTATGCCTCCGTTTCGTCATCGACTTCCACGTCATTGTACCAGGCTGCTGCCTCAGCCTCTGTAAGTCCGTATTTATCCTGTATGTATCTCTTAACAAGCTTAGGCAGCCCAAAGGCTTGTGCGTCAGCTCGCATTGAGTCGAGCTCGCTCTGTCTGTCAGTAATAAAGCTGTCATCGTAAGTGATAGCAATCTCATCGTTAAAATCATACTCAGTTTTGTGGAATGCATTAGAAAACCACAGAAGCGCTCTCACAAGGTCTTTGATGTAATCCGTCAGGTTTTGTCTTTGCTTGTTTAATTCCTGCATTGAGTCTTGCTTTGTGCCGATGTACTCTGTTGCAGTCTTAATCTGTCCGTTTTCAAAGCTATATTTACGAGTTCCAAAACCAAACATCGTTGAAAGCAAAGATAGTGATAACTCAAATGTTTTGGTTATGCTGTCAATACGGATAACCGGATTTATCTCCTGAATCAGGTCATCGGAGTTAGGCAGCTTTTCGCCCATTGAAACGAATGTCTTCTTATGCTGCTTGTTTGGAGTCTTTGCATTTCCGTTTTTATCAAACTCGCACAGTGCCTCGTTGTAAAGCACCATCTTATCTGCTTTGTCCAGGTCTCCAAACAGCACATTGAAGATAAGATCAATGCTCTTTAGTATCGGAATGGCTCCGTAAATCTTGGGGTAGCCATAGCCTTTCATATCCTTAAGATTATTAACAACTGCAGTCGTAAGAATCGAAAAAGGCTTTATCTCTCCGAGGTCGATTTCTACATGTTTATCTGGAATCTCCTTGCCTTGAGAGTCTAAAACGGATGTAACAGACTTATACTTGCCATCAATCAATTTAAATATAACGATGGTAGTCTCCGTTTTTCCATTAACAACGTTTTCTGAAGCGAACGCACACTCTGTGACTATGCCTTTTGAGATTGTTAGCGGAAATATTCCACTCGGCTCAACGTAAACAAGCTCAATCGAGCCATTCTTTAACGTTGCGTCATCGTATAGATCCGCACCAACCGCTCTGATATAAGCGCCTACAGTCCCCTGAGCCGACATAAGCTCTAATTGTCTACGAATTGCCTTTGAAAATTTGTCTATTTCAAGCTGTTTGTTTATAAAATCATTGGATGAGTTGCTTGCAAGCGTCACATCAACCACTTCACAAAGGTTCGCATCGTCCTCACACGCTCTCTTAGCGAAGCCTGTGCGCTCCATTGAATATTTTACGTTATTCACTGTTACCCTGTTGTGAAAATCGTCTATTAGGTCATTAGAGTACCAGGAATCACACAAGTCCATGATTGTGAAAGCCTTTTCATTCACACCATATCCTAATTTATTTAAATATTCTTTAACGTATGCCATCTATCCCTCCATCGGATGAAAATAGTCAATAAAATAACTCCATGAATAGTAATCAGCGTCGTATGTATCGACGTCTGTTGAAAAGTCATCGAGCAACTTTTCTTCTTTACTCTTGCTGTCATACACCATTTCGGATATAGAATCAGCTATCGGCTCACAGAAGTCCGAAACCCATAAAAGCCTATTAGTGTTAATAACCGAATTGTAGGCAAGAACCCTGTCAGAGAATTCCGTTTTGCGACATCCGGCAACCTTTACCCCTAGTCCGTTCCTCGCTGAGTACAATGCTAATCCATTTAATATTAGCTGCTCTGCATTATCGACAAACGCAGCCACAATCGGAATGCCTGGATACAAAGCTCTAACCTCGTTAACAAGTTCCTTGAATGTTGCATATATCTTTTCCGGATCTACCGTCCCTTTGCGGTGTTTAATCCGCTTGTAGTACAGTCTAATCTGCTTTCTAAATCCTTTCGTAAATCCTGTTGCCACGAATGGCGTATGCGATTTTGTACCGCCGATATCTATGCCGATATAAATCTGCACTATCCTATGCACGTTCTTACGATTGCCGTTTTCGTTAACAGGCATTAGCTTGTCGTAGCTTATTGCGTAAGCCTGTGCCCTGTCTGCAAACTGAGGATGCACAAGACCCTCTGCTGCAACCCACAGTCCTTGTATAAATCGTTTAAAAAAGACGCCCACGAATTGGCGCCTGTATCTTTCTTTTATTGCTTCCGAGAGTGACAGATTGTCGTCCATCGTAAAATGCAAATAGATCAAATTCTTTTCTGCTGCCTTGTTAATCCAGTTAGCTTTAAACCAGTGCTTAGGTTTATCCGGATTGCAGTTAAACCACCACTTCGAACCTTCGACTGAACATCTTGCCGTTGCCTGGTTAACAAACGACTCAGGCATCAGTGCGACTTCATCGAAAAAACAACCAGCTAATGTGATACCCTGCACAAGGTCCTGCGATCGTTCGTCCTTACCTCCGAAGATATAAAAATAATTAGTGACATCGCCTCGCGAAACCTCAAGCAGGTTGTCAGCGCGTCTGTCCTTAAACTTATATCCCCTAGCCAAGAGCATTAGTTTGAGCGGTTTTAAAACGTTTCGTCTAAACGCTCCGATGGTCTTTCCAGCCATGCCAAAGTTTTCGCCGTCGAAGTCTTCCATTGCCCACATAACGAACGATATTGCCATCGCCACGGTCTTACCTGATCTTATCGCGCCGTCTGCGATGATACCGTTCATTTCATGCACTGGCGATTCGTCTAGCCACCAAGTTAAAATCTTTTTCTGCTTGTGACTAAACGGCTTGAACTTAAAGGCTTGCGCTAATCTTCCCATACGTCACTCGCCTCACTTTTAAGTGCTTCGATGAATCCATCATCTTCAAACTCTTGCACGTCTTCACCTTTTGCCTTTGCAGTCTGTGCCTTAATGTGTTCGGTTCGAGCCGACTGCTCTCGGTCGTCCGCATCCGTGTTAAACGACTGTCCTGCGTATTGCGCAACAAAATAAGCTGCCTTTACATTTCCTGATAGCGCCTTTTTGATTTGAGCCATCAGCATAGCGCTTTCGAGCGTCGCGTCGACTCCCAATTCATCAAGCAACGGCTTCCACTCAGGCGAATCTATCTCAGCCGTAAGCAGCATATTCAGTGTCTTATTAAAGTTTGCTTTGCGACGTCTCGCAACACCGCTCGCCCTTCCTGCAATTTTAGCCAATTCTCGGCGTTCGTGCGGCGTTCGTTTTTGATTTGCATCTCTGATATTGTCATATCCTGCCACACCACCACCTCTCTTTTCGTCGTTTTGCAGCAATGCAAAAGACGCCCAATTTTGAGCGCCTTCTGTGAAGTTAATTATGAAATATAATTTTGAGGAAGCCACAATTCCCTTTTTGCTAAATACAATATATCACATCAAAAACGTGAAATGTGTGAAAGTTTTAGAATCAGCTTTTTACCGGTTACAATATATCACACTTTTTTGTTGCATGTGTTGCAAGTTTCTTTAGTCTTTTAGATACTGTAGTTCTATCACAATGCATAACATCTGCCACTTCCTCCTGCGAACGCTCCTCTATGTAGTACATCCGAAGTATTGTCCTCGCGTCCGGGTCGCCTATAGCTTCTATCTCTTTTTCTATAGCCTCAATTAGCCTGCTAATTTCGTCTAGCTTGCGTTTTAATCGCCTCTCCCTACTCGATATACCTTTTTCGTCAAAAGTCAGTCCTATAAGCGATTTTGGTACTCCTCGACCGTTTCTATAATCCTTGTAGTAGTCGGTCACTACTTCCGGCTTAGCGTGGTCGATAGAATATTTCAACCCCTCTGCTTCTCGTCGCAATGCTTTAAGCTGCTTAATCTGTTCGTAATCCATCTGTGAGACTCTTGTTTTTTATGTGCCTTAAGATATTCTTCATCCAACAAAAAACTTATGTTGCAAGCCATATGTGCTAGGTGAGATAACCCGCTCTCCTCGTCTACCTCTTTGCCCTCGATGTACGCAAGTAGGTGACGATACAATGCGTCTACATACCTCTTAGGCTCTACCTTTCGCCAATTTTCGCTATCTCCGTACTTGTTGGTTCCATACATTCGAACTTCTGCTACTGCTTTGACAAGCTGAGGATTAACAAGGGATAGTTCTAGCTTGCCTTTGTCTGCCTTTGCTGATTGGTCTGTGTTACTTATCCTTGCCAACACTTCCCCATTCTCGTCGATATATAGTGCGTTTCCCCATTCGTCCACCACCCCACCAAGTTCACCGTTTAACTCATTGACAAGGCTGATGATGGTTTTGTAAACGCTTTTTGCTTCCTCGATGGTGTCAAAATCTTTATTAAATTCGCTATGGTCATTCTTGCTTACATAACCACGTACAAATAACTTGTTCTTGCGTAATTCAGGAGCCTCCGCCGACGTTATACAAAACCGCTTGTTCCTAATTATATGAATACCTATTCCATCATTCCTCAGTTCTTCATCTTGCTCCAGCACTCTTCCTAAAATTTTCTTGCCATCTAGCTTTAACTCTATTTTTAGTTTCATCACCAACGCTCCTTTTTAATGCTTCTTCTCTAAAATCACCATACCCAAATTCGTCGTCATACCTTAGCTTAGAGGCTATATCGGCACATATATCACATAGATAAATTGATTCCAAAGTACCGCGGTCTGCATAAACCTCAGAAAGCATTTTTGATGGTGGCTCAAATTTTCTACCACAGCCAAAACATACATGGGGTTTTCTGATTTTTACGAATTTGCTTCTTAGATATTCTCCCATTTGTTATTCCTCCTTAATTCGTTTAATACGTGCCTTTAGTGAGTCCATGACAAACTGCTGCACATCATCTTTTCGTGCTAACGCCGCCATAACATCCTCGTCTCTTGTGCCTTCACACACTAGGTGATGTATAATAACCTTCTCCGTCTGTCCTTGTCTATGCAGTCTCTTGTTGGCCTGCGTGTATAGCTCGTAGTTCCAAGTAAGACCGAACCACACAACGTGATTACCTCCGTGCTGCAAGTTAAGTCCATAAGCTGATGATGCCGGATGTGTTAGTAATACGTCTATCTTACCCGCGTTCCAGTCATCCTCGTCCTCTGTCGTCTTAAGTTCTCTCACGACTAGCCCCGTCTTGGCCAGTGCCTTCTGGAGTCTCTCCCTATCATGCTGATAGTTATAAAAGACTAGCGCATTCTTACCCGAAGCACTAAGGCTCTCTATAAGCTCCATAAATGCCTCTATCTTGCACCCATGCACCTCGTGTACACTGTGATCTTCTCCATAAATTGCGCCATTACCTAGCTGCAATAGTTTGTTAGATAGTGCAGCTGCACTCGTAACAGTTACCTCGTCATCTGGTAGCTCTAGCACCATCTCTCGCTCAAGCTCTCTATAGGCTTTAGCCGCTTTAAGATCTAACTCAACAGGTATCTCGTGCATAATGCAGTCTGGAAGTTCTAAGTAATCAGCTGCCTTCATGGATACGCATATATCCGATATAGCGCTTAATATTGCCTCTTCTGACCCTTGCTTAACACTGTACTTGTACACGATACCGTTGTGTCTTGGCCCTGCATCGAAGTACCTTTCGCGGAACCCTGCGTATCTTGTGCCTAGCCTTGCTCCCTCGTCCAGTAGATACAACTGTGCCCATAGGTCAGCAAGCCCGTTAGGGGACGGCGTGCCTGTCAGCTCTACAATTCGCTTTATTCTCGGCGCCATTGCTGACAGCGCCCTGAACCTCTTTGCCTTATGGCTCTTAAAGCTAGATGACTCGTCTATGATAACCATGTCAAACGGCCAATCGTTTTTATAAAAATCGACTAGCCACACCACATTTTCGCGGTTGATGATATATACGTCTGCTGGTTCATAAAGTGCCCTTATGCGCTTTTTTTCGCTGCCTAGCACCCTGCTAATGCGTAAGCACTTTGTGTGATCCCACTTCTCTTTTTCTTTCGACCAGGTGCCCTCCGCGACCTTCTTAGGTGCGATAACAAGAACCTTGGATACTGCGAAGCGGTTATACTTAAGTTCTTTAATCGCCGACAGTACAATCGATGTCTTGCCTAGGCCCATGTCCAGGAACAATCCTAGTTTTGGTGTATCAACAATGCGGTTAATGCAGTGTCTTTGATATTCGTGTGGTGTATATTCCACGTTTTATCACCTCGCTAATCTTCGCTCAAGTCTGTCCGCGGCGGTCTCTAGCCCGAACTCTAGGAAGAAGTCGCGAACCTCTGACAGCCCATGCAGCACCCTAACGGACTGCCCTAACTCAGCAATTTGTCTGCACTGTAGCTCTTGTAACTTTGACAACTTCCCTGTGTCTGTCTTAAGCTCGACAAACACTATCCATCCATCCGGAAACAGAACGATCCGGTCAGGTACTCCGTCGTTCCCTGGACTTGTGAACTTATAAGCTTTGCCTCCCGCTCTCTTAATCTCGGTTGTAAATATTTTCTCGATGTCTTTCTCAAGCATTTTTTGCGCCTCCTGTTTGGTAAACTGTAAATCTATACACGCGTATATAAGATATAATTAGGCGATTTAGGTAATTTAGGTAATATTAGGTGTTTCTATTACTATCTATTTTTTATTTCTTATAGGTTTTTGGTTTACTTAGTTTACAAATAGATATATTTATTAATTTTTTTAACGGTTTTAGCGTAAACCCACTTTGTAAACTTGGCTGTAAACCGATTTTTTTGGTTTACAAAAGTTTGTAAACCATTTTTGTTGTAAACCGCTCTTTTTACTGAACGGTTTACGCCCTTTTGAATCCTTTTTGTATGCCGTATGGGCCACACCTTGTGGTAGATTTTGACTTCTGCCACTTTGGTATCTTCCTTAATACCCTTGCTATTTCGTTCCTATTTTGTGGCTTAAGATACTTGATATCACCACCCAGACACTCCACCCATATCTGTGCTATACACACCCTGTCCATTGGCTCTAGGCTGCCCTCATATGCTGCGTTACCATTAAGGAACATCCTGCGTTCCTGCACTGTCATATCTAACCAGTTAGTAGGTACTTTAGTCTCGAGGTAGTCTCTTATGCTTCCTTCAAGTGCAGAGTAATCGCTGTGTTCGTCTTGCACCTCTAATGCTATAGCCTCAATCTCTTTTGACAGAAAGAGTTTTTCGCCTAATTGATAGTACACATAAGCTTCTGCCCATATCTGATCGACTTCGCCCAGGAGATCATCCCATACTGATTTAGTAGGTTCATATACGCCTACATCTACAGGCCAAAATCTACGATTTCCCGTGTCATCTTTAAGAAACTCAACCTCGTTTGATGTTCCGAAGAAAACGCATCTACGGGGATATCTGGCTGTCCTGCGCCCATATGGTGCGCGGTATATGTCGTCCACTTTGGATAGGAACTGCTTAACTGCGTTAACCTCTTGGCGGTTCATAGCTGTTAGCTCTCCTACTTCAACTACCCATACACCTTGTATAAGCTCTGCGGCTTCCTTGCCCTCAAACGTGGTGAGCGAGTCGCTGAACCAGGCTTTACCTAAAATAGATAAGAACGTACTCTTACCTATTCCTTGTGGTCCTGCAAGTATCGGCATATAGTCGTACTTGACAAAATCCCTCATAGCTCTAGTTACAGCTGCACATAGTGATTTACGCATAACTGCCCTTGTGTATAAGTTGTCTTCCGCACCCAGGTAGTCGATAAGAAGTGTGTCTAATCTCTTCACACCGTCCCACTTGAGCCCCTTAAGGTACTTCCTAACGTCGTTGAACTTGTGCTTACCCGATACGATAGTAAGTGCGTTGCTGAGTAAATCCTTGCCTTTAATATTGTAGTAGAGCTCCATGTAGTTCGCGTAATTAGCGTCGTCGTTATCTGTCCAAGGTCTCTGATCAGACCCCTTATCCCACGGCAGCGCTCCTAGCACAACACCTTGGTTGGCGAACTCGTCAATAGCTACCTTGTCCTTAAGTAATGGATCATGCTCCAGTATCATTACAGCATTGTTGATAGTCTTCTTAATCTGTCCGCCAGCATCTAGTGCTAACTTCGATATCCAGTCGGTATCTATGTCGTCTTTATTAATAGATAGTGAGTTATCTTCTTTAAATGCCTCGTTAGCCGCATCAATGCGTTCTCTAGCCATGATATCGGTTACGGCCTTATCATTAGCCGCTAGAGTCTTCATAGCAAGGAACGAAGGTAGCCTATTCATAGGTGTACCCTCTTTCGCTTCATCGTCTCTGTCTCCGTACATGTGGAGTCTTACTAAGTCCCACGCATTGACTAAGTGTCCACTACACGGATCTGTTGCGTGGTGGGAAAAGAGGAACTGGTCTCCATCATATACGACTGCACCTCCTGCTGTGCTGCCGCCAGTATATGTGTATCGCCCTGGACTATCTGTGGCCTCATACATCCCCGGTATGAATTTCTCCATTGCCTCTGTTATAGAATATGTTCGGCAGAAAGCCCCTACGATACCTCGTTTAGTTGTTGGGTCCTCTTGCTTTGCGAGTCTTCTTTTTTCTATTGCGTCTGCACCAGGTATCTGTGGCCAGCTTGAGATATCTTGCCAGTTATCGTATAGAGCGAGTATGCCCTTCCCAGAGCAGAACGCATTATCGTATAACTCACACACATACTGGCTGTCACTTGAGCAACTTGGCCAGTACATGAGGCGCGATGCCTCGAACGTTGTCGGGTCGCAGTACACTAGCCCTATCATCTCGGCTAGCTTGCGAGCAATTGGTTCATATTCGTCAGCGGTGACTGTTTCAGCAAGTGGGATAATAACACGTAGCCTTGGTGAGTAATCGCTGTGCTTACGTGTGCTGTAGACAGCTGCAGCGCAGCCCAGTGATCCAACGCGTTTTAGTATGTCATTTGTGCCGCCTCTTGGTATATTGTCTAGATCTAAGGTTATAAGATCACGACCGGTTACCGCATCAGCCTTGCGGCGACCACCTGCGAGGCCGCCCCCGACAAAACCGCCGACGTCCTTTAGTTCGTCTTGTCTTGCCTTGGTGTAGCCTAGGTACTCCTGGAGTGTCTCCTTCGACTTAATAGGTGTCTTAAGCCTCTCGCAGTATTCTGACCACATAAGACTGCCTGTCACCCAGTTAATGGACTTGCGGCTGCCTGCGGTTGCTATTGTAATTTTTCTATCGTTAATCATGACTGTTAATCCTTCATGTAGTAGTATGATTCAAAGCCTGCGCCTGATAGGGGCAGTCCTTCTGCCCACGGTATCGGCTTGGCGAATATTGCGTTAACATCATCGAGCTTATCTTCTAGCTCTGCCTCTATGACGATTTCGTCATGTATGTGCATAACAGGCTTATAGCCTGCCTCTATGCATCTATGCAGTGTTATCTCTAGGCAGTCTCTTGCGATTGCTTGTACAACGTTCTCTATGAGCTTGCCTCCGTATGTCTCTAAAATCTCCCACTTCTTGTTAGTCTGATTAATGCCTTTGTACTCAATTGATGGATGCCCCCATCTGTTGGTGCCAAGACTAGGTGAACAGTAGAAAAGCTTGCGTCCAGACGGTAGCTCAATGGTGAAGTATTTAAGTCCGTTAATGATATCTAGTTCGGACCTTAATGTAAGACCGTTAAGGTAAGTAGTATCTCCAGTATCTATAGTGTGTATGGCGAGCTTGTTCATTCTATCCCACAACTGCACTATGCTAGGGTTAGCCATGCGCCACTTACTCACGATTTCCGGAAGTTCTTCCTCCGGGATACCCATATTAAGAGCCCCCATCGCTATAAGGGCATTAGCTCCCCCTTGATAACCTAGTGCAAGTGTGGCAACTTTGCCTTTTTGTCTTAAATCGCTGTTAACTCCGTGCTTCTTGACCGGAACGCCGAACATCTGGGAGGCAGTAGCACAGTAGATATCACCGCCACTCTTGAATATATCTAGTACCCAGTTCTCACCCGCTAGCCACGCTATTACACGCGCCTCTATGGCGCTGAAATCTGATACTATAAACTTCTTACCTTCTGCTGGAATAAAAGCGGTTCTGATGAGCTGTGAGAGGGTATCTGGTACATTTCCATATATTAGCTTAAGACCTCTATAGTTAGCTGCTCTTACAAGCTCTCTTGCCTCGTCTAGCGTCCCCAGATAGTTACGCGGTAGGTTCTGCACTTGTACAAGTCTTCCCGCCCACCTACCTGTACGGTTCGCTCCGTAGAACTGCAGCAATCCTCTTACTCTTCCGTCTTCGCCTCTAGCCTCAGCCATTGCCTTGTACTTGGACACTGAGGATTTACCTAGTTTCTGGCGTAGCTCTAGCGCCGCCCTTACGTTCTCCGGAAGTTCTCCGTCTAATAGATCAGATACGGTGTCTTTACGAAGGTTGTCTACGACGATACCTTGCGACTTAACCCAACCGAGCAACTGTGCGTTTGAGTTAGGGTTCGACAGCCCTGTAATAGCCTTGGCCTCATCTAATAGCTCTGCTGTGCTCATATCATCTAGCGTTAGAGCCCCAGTTAGTAGGCGGTCATCTATCGCAACACCTCTTGAGTTGATAGCTATATCCTCTACCCATGCTGCCCATGTTGCCTCTGGCACTGGGTAAGGCTCTAGCTTTTTAAGTATGCTGCTCTCCGCCTCAACGTCTTGCACGTTGTAATCCTTGAACAATTCCCACTTCTCTGGGGCATGTTTAGGTAGGTTACGTGAGCGATTACCGTTAGTTTTAGTAGGTTTGCAAGGCTTACAGAAGTAATTAATTAGTGCTTTGCCAGTTGATAGCTTTTGCTTATCTTCCGGGAGCCCTATTGCCTTGCCTATCGCCTCTAGTCCTGCGGGGTAACCGCAGTATAGTCCGTGTATCATCGTGCAGCGCCACTGCTCTATTGGAGTAGAGTAGCCCGCCTTATTAAGGCATATCCACTCGAATGCTGCGTTATATGCATGCTTGATAATAGATACATCAGATAGAGCTGCGACTATGTGAGTGGGTATCTTCTCTCCGGATACAAGGTCAACTACCTTAGTAGGCTGCGCATCCTCTCTATAGGCAAAGAGGAGGATTTCGAAATCCTCACTCTCTGCATACTTGTGAGCACCCGCCTTACTGATGTCGACGCTGCTATATGTTTCAATGTCAATATTCAGATGCTTCATGATATTTTCCTAAACCGGCTGACCAGTGATAGGGTTAACTTGTGGCTGTGCCTGCTGCGGTGCTCCGAATGCCTGTGCTGCAGAAGGTGCAGCTCCGCCTAGTGCCTCTCCATCTCTGAGTTTCTGAACCGGACCGAGTGAGCAACCTATGCCCTTCGTACCGTTGAAGTTATAAGGGAAGAACTCCACGTTTACTCTTGCATAGCAACCACTATATACATCACTGTGATTGATGATAGGGTTACCCATTGCATCTACTACTTCTGGTGGATAGTCTGCGTTAGATCTAGCGGTGAATACCCAGTGACCTTTGCACTCCTGTGGGAATGGAGTACCATCCCGCTTAACCCCGTCTCCGTCCCAGATTGGTGTAGGTACTACCGGCGGAACTACTCCGTTGTAGCATCCGTTAGAGCCCTTCTGCTTTGCCGCCTCAATAGCTGCGTCAATACGTCCCTTGGTAGCTGTGTCCGTCTTTGGAAGAAGTACAGTAACGCTGTACTTAGGTTCCTGTCCCTCAATATTTGAGTAGGGTTTGAATAGGTGTGCGTATGATAGTCTTACTTCTCCTGTTGTTACGTTTGTCATTTCTCCGATTGCCATAATTTCTTTTCCTTTCTCTATTTCGTATGCATAGTCGTTTAAAAAGTCTCTGCCTAAACTCATATGAATACCTCCGTTACTTAAATGCCTCATTGGCTGAAATCTTATTAGTGATAGCTTGTCTTTTATCTGTACTCGGCACTAGGGTTGGTTTACCTGGGCTCTTAACTACATACTCTCCTGCTACATCTGCGAAGTGAGCCTTGCCCATTAACTTCTCCACTTGTGCCAATGTCAGAGGCTTGCGCTCATATAGCATTGCCTCGTCTGTACCTTCTTCAATGATTGCCTCGAATGCTGCGTCCATATCTAACCAAGCTCTCGAGCCTCTCCCTTCAACCGCCTTGTATCCGTCTACTTCTCTTCCCGCTAGACACTCAGCTAGTGCATAGTCCTGTAGCTCCGTTAACCACTTGGCTACATCTTCGCCCTTACGTAGATATTCTCCAACTTCATCGTTGGTTATAAGTGGCGGCTTCTTGCCTACATCGAAGGCGAGTTCTATGTTCTTGTCCGCCCTTGCTCTGCACTGCTGTCTTGCTCTACAGAACCTACACCAGTCACCCGGCACATAATCGCCCTCACCTTTAATAGCGATATTAGCTAGCTCCTTGACATCTTCGCCCCAATCTCTTAAGAGTGTTACAGAGTATGCACTGCTGTTAGTGTTGTCAATTCTTGGCTGCACGATGCTTATCTTGACCGTGTCGATAGCGAACAGCATCTTGTATGCCTCGAGAGCCCCTAACGCATATATCAGGAGCTGTGGGTTATCCTCTGCCGATACAGGAACGCCCTTACCATACTTAAGGTCGATAATGTGTAGTGTCCTCTCTCCTATCATCACGCAGTCAGCTGTTCCGAAACCGTCTGGGATATATGCTGTAAGGTCTAACCTCTTCTCGATAGCGATATATGGTGTCTTCTCGAACTCCATAGCTGCCTTACGGATGTATGCGACGTAGTCGTCTGTGTATCCGTCCATCTCCGGCTGATAGAGCTCATTCTTCTTGATCTTGTTGAGCGTTCTAGTTAGAGTCGCCTTGCGATAATTCTGTGTGTTGAATAGGTGCTGTAGCTTCGCCTCTGCCATCTCGTGGGCGAGTGTGCCCTCTTTCGCCGCTTCCGATGTAGTGTCTGGGAACTCCGACTCTAGCACTGCACTAGGCGTGCAGTTCATCCATCTGTGCGCGCCGCTTGCAGATAGCAGCGCATGTGCTCTGTCCTTGTGTCCTGCCATTAGATATCAGCTCCTAACTGTCTTAGATCAAGTGCGAATGCCCCGAACTTATCTGGCGTTAGTTCTGGCAGTGAACTTACGCCATGTTTACTGAGAACTGCAGCTATATCGTCCATTGATACGCCCTTGTCCATTAGTGCTATGGCTGCCTTCTGTAGCTCGTTTGCTGTGTAGCTTTTCGCCTCAGTAGGCACCGTTTGCTGTAGTGATACCGGCTCCGTCTGTGGCAGTGAATCGTCTACTGCGCCGCCTCCTGGTGTCCATGTAGGCACGGTAGATGCAGCAATAGGCTCCGTCTGTGGCTCGACTGCGTTTGCCACATGCTGATATGGTTCTTTAAAGCTCTCTACCAGTGCCTTTAGTGTGCCGTTTTCTGCTACTGTTATTGCTTCCTCAGTGTTCATTTTAAGTACTAGTTCCATAATAACTCCTTTACTTTTTTATTGATTTTGATATAATTAAATTGTTGATTTTGATTGGCGCCCCCAGGAGCGTCTTTCTTATTTTTTGTGATACAGTCCAAAGCACTCTTGACCTTTTCCCATGTATCTAAAAAACTCTGTAATAGTTGCGTGTACGCTGTTTGCTGTCACATTGATTTTATCTATTTCATTGTTGTCAAAATCGTAGATAATCAAGTCTACACGGTTGCCTACTTCCTCGTGTGCTACTCTAAAAACATCTCGTGATTCATCGATTGATAAAAATGTGTTGATATAGTTCTCCAGCCTCTCCCTCGCTTTGCGGTCTTTCTCTTTGAGATATTCGATATACATTTTGTCCATTATTTCTTTAATATCCTTTCTGCATAAGCCTTCCCGCCCTCAGTACTGCCTGAGTTGTAGACCGATAGCGCGTCCTTATAATTTCCGTACTTGCCAAGCAGCTCGGACAGTATGTCGCAACCGACTGTTACGTTTTGTTCTGGATCATACAGATTTGTTATGCCGAGCCTTGTAAGCCTTTCCTTGTGCCATCTTGGCTGTATTTGCATTAGCCCAATGCTTTGTCCGTTGTCGCCCTCTGCAGATGCGCACCAACCGCTTTCCTCTTCAATTAGTGCCTTCACGATTTGTGGTTCTAATCCGTACCGTTTCGCTGTCTTGTCTACGTGATCTTCCGCATCGAGTTGTGCCGCAGGTACTGGATCAGGCAAAGGCTTTGCGTACACTTCCGGACTGTCTATTGCAGTAGCTATACCATTTAATGCAAGCATTGCCGATATAAAGAGTGTCGGCGGTATTACTGATTTGATTTTCATAGTGTCCTCCTTTCCAACATTTTGTATGACTTGTTAATGCTGTTGATGTCTAGTCCTGCAAGCTCGTACAAAACATCCTTATTCAAGTAATTGTCGTGCTCACAGTACATTTTAATTTCTCGCCTTGCCATTTCCGCACGAGTCATCTTTGCTATTTTCGAAGCAGTTGTACCTGAGCACCCATTAAACAGCTTTTTTATGTCGCCTGACCGAAAATACGGTAGCGAGTGGTACATCTCAAATGCGGTCTTTACATCCGCTCTCACGTTTGGGAATCTCATATCTTCTCCTTTCTTGGCAACGCTACAATTTATATTTCGATGGTTTTCTGCCAAAAACATATAGCCTTACCAAGTATGTTGATTTGCAACCAACTTGTGGCATATCTTTTCCCATTTTCTTGATATTTTGTTATGTAATGTTTCATCTCTCCTCCTTTCTCAGTTCCTACATCCCTTATGTAAGCCGATAAAACTAAATTCTTGCTATTCGAGCACATCACCAATACAATATGTCTATGCCAACAGACAAGAAAGAAAGGTGTTGTCAATTAGTTACTTCGTATCTAATGAGATTGCGACTTATATATTAGAGAGATAAATGCTCTCTAATCCGTTATAACCAATTTTTAAGGTGGTCACGTTGACCAAACTTTTGAACTTGCCCGCTCTTTAATTTTTCAACGAGAGGTGCTATCTCTCGAGGAGGTCATATGCTCGATAATACTCAAATAAAAATACTTACTTTGATAAAATCAAATGGCGGCGAAATGATAGTCGATGAGGCCGTGTCCGATTCGCTGTCCATCAGCTATGATGAATTTCGTTCTGCTTGTAAACAGTTAGAAGCTGATGGATATCTTTCAAAGACAAAGTCTTTCATAGACGGCTCGTGCCAACTAAATTTATCGTACAAGGGCTATCAGATAGCCAATTCCTCTGTAAATCCAGTAGCCGATAGCAATCATATTGCAGAGGGTAAGTCCGTAGACAGTTCCCACAATAAACGGCTCAAAGATTTTGTTAATCGTCTTACACAACCTATGAAAGCGGTCATTGCCATCATTTCTATCGTTGCAAGTATTATTACAATATGGGCATTTTTTCATTAGCTAACTCCTTTTTAGGCAAAGACTGGTAGAGAAGGTACCTCTATCGGTCTTTTGTTTTATCGACTTACATAAGGGATGTGGTTTTTAAACATTTTTCGTTAAATCAGTGCTTGTTATACGCAACATATAGTTGTATAATTTAATCACTAATACCACATAAGGGGGGGTGATTAAATGGCAAAATCCAGAACTACTTCCGCTAAAGCAGCGAGTGCAGCTTCTAAGGTTCTACGTGACGGGCGAACCTCTAAGGCATCAAAGACTGCTGCAGGAAGTGCTCTATCTCAACGAGCACCAAAGAAAACTAAATAATTAACCAGCTGAGCAAGATAATTTAATCTTGCTTTTGCTTTACAAAGAACACCTCTTTTATTTCATCATCGGTCATCTTAAGTGCACCAATGATTATGTAAATATTTCCGAGTGTAAGATTGATTCCGCCGTGCTTTAACCGTCTTAGCAATGTTCCTCTGTTTATTTTCAATAGTTTCGCCATTTCTAACTGAGTCATTTTTCTCTCGTACATAATTGTTTTCAACTTATGTATATCTGCGTTCATCCCTCCTCCTTTCCGGCTGATGTGACGGTTTAATAACTTTAAGTTATATCTATTGCAAAAAAATATAATCTTTATCAATCCCACATAGCGCGCAAAACTTTTCAAACTGAGCAGGCTTAGGTGTTATTCTGCCTTTTTCCCAATTAACAACAGTTGATTTGTTAATATGCATTTCACGAGCTATGTCTGATTGTGTCAATCCTGCGTTAACTCTCGCAGCAGCAAGGCTTATTTTTATTTCTTTTTTCATCTTTTCACCTCCTATCTGATATAATCAAAGCGCGGGTTGCAAATCACTTCCGAAAGGAGGTGATATTATTAAGCAGTACACAAATTCTTTTACTGAAGCCAAACGCCTTATGGCTGATGGTTATAAGTTGTTGTCAATTAGTTACTTCGTATCTAATTCAGCTGCGACTTATATATTAGAGAGATAAAGGCTCTCTAATCTGTTATAACCAATTTTTTATGCAACCCGTACTTTGTTACGAGTCCATATTATCATAACTTAAAGTTATAGTCAACACTAAAAGTTATATTTTTTATAAAAAAGTATTGTTTTTTATAACATTATGTTTTACAATGCGATTACAACACATTAAAGGAGGTGAGGATGTGTCAGAAGCAGAAATAAATAAAATTATCTCAGATAATCTTAATAGATTAATGGAAAAACGCGGCATAACTCAATTAGAGTTAGCTGAATATATGGGCGTTAGCCAAACAACAATATCAAATTGGTGCAAAGGCATAAAAATGCCTAGAATGGACAAAGTTGATAAGATATGTAGATTTTTCCATATAAACAGGTCGGACCTTATGGACGAGCACACCGAACAATCCCCTGCGACCAAACCAAAGGCAATCAAAATACCCGTGCTCGGTATGGTACACGCTGGCTATCCGGTGGATGCGATAGAAGATATCCTCGATTGGGAAGAAGTCACTCCTGAGATGTCAGCAAGAGGCGATTTGATGGCATTGCAGGTAAAAGGTGACTGCATGGAGCCGAGATTTGCTGAGGGCGATGTTGTTATCGTATTATGTCAAAACACAGCCGAATCAGGGGATATAGTAATCGTCATGGTTAATCACGACGAGGCAGAGATGAAAAAGCTTAAACGATTTGAGAACGGTTGTATTAACTTAGTACCTCTTAATGCAGCATACCCGGTTAAATCATTTTCGCCACAGGAAATTGAAGAACTTCCTATAAGAATTTTAGGCAAGGTTATAGAACTTAGAGCTAAGTTTTAAAATAGCCGTTATAGGTGAGGTAGTGTTTGTTATATCTTATTAAAAGAAAGGAATATAAAAATGGCAACAGAATTAACACAAGCTTTAACCTGGACATTCATATCGGAATGCCCTATCCCCGGCGACGTAAACAGCATGCTAGTTGATGGAGAAACCGCCGTCGCTGCGTACAAGACAATTAGAGACGTTGCAGTGTTCACTAACAAAAGACTCATCGTTAAAGACGCACAGGGACTGACTGGCAAGAAAATTGAGATTTACTCTTTGCCTTACTCCTCGATTGTTATGTGGTCTACTGAAAACGCAGGCAAGCTATTAGACTTAAACGCAGAAGTTGAACTTTGGACTAAAGCTGGACACATCAAAGTTAAGCTAAGCAAGAGTTGTGATGTCCGTAAATTCGATGCACTTATATCCAAAGAAGTTTTATAATCAAAATATAGTAAAAATAAACAACAAAGCCCTCAGCCGAAACCGAGGGCAATGCATAGGCTGTAATATACAACCGACTAGCACTCAAATTGTAGCATTACAGCCCCCGAATGTCAAATAGAGGGGTATTTTTGTACCCAAAATCAAGGAGGTTGCCATGCCAATATACAAAACAAAGGAAAAGAAAGACGGGCTTTCTAAATACAGGGTAAGAATAAATTATGTTGATGAAGGCGGTAAAAGCCGATCACTCACTCGCGTAGCGTATGGGCTTGCAGCGGCAAAGGATCTCGAATCAGAGCTAAACAGGAGTGAGAAAGAGCCATATTGCATAAATCTTATGCTTAAAGATTTAATTGATTTGTATTTTGAGTTTAAGAAAATAGAAGTTAGGGAATCAACGCTTAAGAAAGCAAGGGGGATCACAGACAAATATATTTACCCTTTAAACGTTCGGTTAGATAAACTTAGCGTAAAGCGGCTAAATGAATGGAAGCTGTCAATCGGAAATCTCCCGCTTTCGCATACAATGAAGAAAAATATATATAGCCAGTTCAGGGCTATTCTAAATTGGGGAGTTTCAAAAGAATACATCAAGAGCAACCCTCTAAACAAGGTCGGCAACTTCAAAAATCCATACAAAGGAAAAGACGTTATACATTTCTATACCCCTAATGAGTTCAAACGGTATATAGCTTACGTCCGCGAAATCGCCACAGAGAAAGGTTTTTACGACTATTATGTGTTCTTCATGCTCGCTTATTTTACAGGAGCGAGAAAAGGCGAAATACACGCTCTTAGGTGGTCAGACTATAAAGACGGAGTTATAACCATTAGCAAAAGCATATCACAAAAACTATCAGGAGGTGACCGTGAAACACCACCTAAGAATATGAGCAGCAATCGCACTTTGCAAGTTCCTGAACCTCTAAAAAAAGTACTTGAACAGCACTATGCTCAATGCAGAGCTTTTGACGGCTTTAATGACACCTTTTATATAACTGGTGGATATAAACCGCTCAGGGACACGAGCATAGAAAATGTGAACAAAGAGGCAGCAAAACGAGCAGGGTTACATCACATTAGGATCCATGACTTTAGACATAGTCACGCATCACTTTTAGCTAACAATAATATAAACATTTTGGAGATTAGCAGACGGCTCGGTCATAAAAACATTGAACAAACATTAAATAGATATAGTCATTTTTACCCAGCGGAACAGGAGAAAGCTGTTAAAGTTTTAGACAAAATCAAGATATAAACGTGTACAGACCGTGTACAGAAAAAATGAACCGTTGAAATTCCAACGGTTCAAGCTGTTTTGGTGGAGATGGCGAGAGTCGAACTCGCGTCCGAAAGCATTTCCACTCGA